CAGCTTGTATTTGTTTTGATATTGGTTCACTTTTTTTTATGATTGATTATTTCTTGACGTACAATGTGTAAACCAAGATATTCAAGGGACCGGGTAACCGGTAATTGTTCAATATGTTTTAATAATATTGAAACTAATATGATTAAAATGGCTCATGAAAAAATTACATCAGAAGCATCCGGTACAATGGAAACCAGTTGGAAAGTTTGGTTTGGTAAAAAGATAATGGGTACTAGATATATTGAAAATATAGCTGCTGATAAAGTTGAAGCAGCTAAAAGAGCAGCAGAAGAAATAATACCAGGTCTTGTGTGTAGAACTATTAAAACATTATTAACTATTTTTATTTTTGTAACTTTTATTTGTACTTGTATATACTTATTCGTGTTTTACATAGCTGGGAATTTATATTCAGGAAATGATTTATTTGGTTATAGAATTGCGCTATCAGTATTAGGATTTGTGTTTTACTCAATAATACTTTATAAAGCCATAGGTAGTGGGTTAGAAAGTATAACTGAAGGAGTTGAGAATGGTATTAAAAGTGCAGCTAGGTAATTAACAGACGTAGAATGAATAAAATTCCAGAAGATGTAGTAGAACACATTATATCTTTTGCTTGTGATAGAAGAGGTTACAATATATTCGACTACTATCAAAGAGTAAAAGACAATGAAGATAGAATGAAAAGAATAATAGTAGAGTTATTCACATTAGAAATAATAATGAATGACTTCTTTAAACCTAGCTTTTATTTGAGAAAATCAAAAAGAAAGGATGCAACTAAGAAATTTTTAAAAAGTTTGAAAAAAGGATGTCCTAAAATATTTTATCATACTGGTAAATTCAGAAGTGAGTACGAAGAAGATTTAGCTATTCAAAATTACAATTATAATTATTTTAATCCAACAAAATATGTAGAATATTTTAAGTTCAAAAAAGATTATTATGACCATTACCATCCTTAGTAAAGTATTCAGACGTAAAATGAATAGTATTCCAGAAGATTTAGTAGAACATATTATATCATTTGCTTGTGACAGAAGAGGATACAACACTATTGAATACTATAAAAGGAAAAAAGAAAATTTCCCTAGAATGAAAAGAATATTAATAGAGATAAGTGATTTTTTTTTCTACGAGAGAATGCAAAATCGACCATTTTCAATTGATAGTTTAAGGCCAATTAAAGAACAGAAGAAAAGATTTAAAATTTTTAAAGAAAAATTAAAAGAAGGTAAAGCGAGTATTTTGTATCATACAGGATTTTATCTGAATTACTATGAAGAAGAAATAACAGTAAATGGATACAATAGAATAGGATACAGGTTTGGTATAAGATTGTGAAAAAAAGACGTAAAATGGAAAACTTACCAGAAGATTTAGTAGAACACATTATATCGTTTGCTTGTGATAGAAGAGGCTACAACAGTATCGAATATTATAAAAGAAAAAAAGAAAATGATAATAGAATGGAAAGAATAAGAACAGAATTATTACACTGGTGTGGTGTTACAAGTGACATGGGACGAGACCACGAACGCAATAGTGTATGTTGGTTAAAATCTACTAAAAGTCAAAGATCTCGATACTATCTTTTCAAAAGAAGTTTAAAAGATGGTGTTCCACAAGTTTGTTACCACATCGGGTGTTATTTGAGCGAAGACCATGAAATAAATGCTATGACGGAACGAGATAGATTATTAGACACGTAAGATGGATAGAAATTTTGATAAATATGTAAACAGAAATGTCATATTAACAAATTGGAATGGTTTAAAACAACATGTTAAGATTGTTAAAAACAATAAAGAAAAAAAATGGTTAGAAATAACAGAAATGTTATTTTCACCTGGTACTCACTTTCTAACTTATGAAAATATAGGTGAAGATTGTGCCGTTACAAAAATTGAATTTGACTATTAGACGTAAGATGGAATTTCCAGATGAATTATGGGGATTAATAAAAGACTTTCAAATAGATTATAAAAAAAATCATACTAAAAAATTGAGGATTGTCCATGATGAAATGATGGAAACTAGACCGGTTTGTTATTATGCAGTTGAAGTTGGAAAATCACCTAGTGATGAATGGTGGTGGGATAAAAAAATGTATTTCAACATTCCAACTGAAGTTACTTTGACACATCAAAGTTGTGATAGAATGTATAGAAGAAAATTTCAAGAAACACTTTATCTACACAGTATAGAAGTAGGTGGAGAAAGAAAAAGTAAAAGATGGGGTATAGAAAAGTACAGACATTGTGTATTTTACTATGGATGGTACAATTTAAAAAGAGAAGACAAAAAAACTTTTGAAAATTTGTTATCAAATTGTGAATGTCAAGGAAGATTTTGTTATCCAATTTATTATTAAAGAGACGTAAAATGGAACTTCCAGATGAATTATGGAAGATAGTCAAAGACTATCAAATAGACCACCAAAAACATCACTATAAAAAATTGAAACTTTGTCACGAACAATTATTGTTGAATAGACCTTTTAGTCTAAAAAAAAGAACATTAGGATTAATTCGGGCAATAGGTCATAGTCCTACTTGGAATACATTATCCACTAGGGATATAATTATTTTTGAAGCTGGTAGTGCATCTCCAGCTAGGTTAAAATTACATGCTATAGAAATAACCCCTAAACAAATTGGATTACCAAATCAATCATATTGGTATGATAGAGATATAATTTTATATTATGGGTGGTGTTATGAAAAAGACTTTACTGTAGGAAACAGATTATCACATATTGGTTTTATGTTTGATAATCTCCCTAAACAAGGGAGGCGTTACAATACATTAATCGATGACATTGAACCTGATTATTATTAAAGAGACGTAAAATGGAACTTCCAGATGAATTATGGGAGCATATTAAAGACTTCACTTTTGATTGGAAAAGAAGTCATAAACAAAAATTACAACAAAGCTTTGTAAAAATAAAATATTGTTACTATTCTTATTTACTTTATTCTAGTGAACATCCTCCATGGTCAGAACATATGATGAATTTAAGTGACACAATATTAAAAGGAGAACCATTAGTAGAAATAGAAAAAAAACCTAATGATAGTGGATGGTTGTATCATTTTGGTTGGTCAAAGAAAACAGGACGTGAACTGGACTGATAGTAAACGTAATATGTACTTTCCTGATGATTTATGGAATATAATTAAAGATTACCAAATAGATTACAAAAAAAATCACAATAGAAGATTAAAACTTTGTCATGGACAAATATTTTCAGACCATAGACCAGTATATTATAAAAAAGTGACGGGGGGTTTTTCACCAGGGATAGGGGACAATACAACATGGTGTAATTTTAGTAAGAACAATCATAAAATTTCGATAAATGGAATGGTATTAACTTTGCACGCAATAGAAATAACACCAAATGATGAATATTACGATGTTAGATATATACATTTATATTATGGTTGGGTAATTTTAAAAAATTTCGATGATGGTGTATTTAATCAAATATGTTCTTCTTTTGAATTTTTTCCGGATTATTATTAAATAAGACGTAAGATGGAACTTCCAGATGAATTATGGAGATATGGATACGGTTGGTTTAAACATTAATAACTTAAATAAACAAGTACGTATTAATATATGTACTTCCCAGATGAATTATGGAGAATAATAAAAGGTTTTCAATTAGACTATAGACGAAAACATAAAATGAACATGGAACCTTGTTTAGAAAAATTAAATGGATTATACGGTGAAATATATGAAAGATGGACACATTTCCCAGTTTGGCCTAACACGAATGATATAATTAGAGCTGAATATTTACATTGGCGTGGTGAATGGACACCAAGACCTAACTTACCTTTAGTATCAATAACTTATAATGTGGTAGGTACTGGTGGATGGTGGGGTGGTTATGGTTGGGAAAGAAAAAAAGACGTAAAATGGAACTACCAGATGAATTATGGAATATAATCAAAGGTTATCAATTAGACTTTAAGAGAAAACATAAAAAGAATATGAAACCTTGTTTAGAACACATAGATGGATTGTATAAAGAAGTTTATTTATACAGTTCAGTTTTCCCTACCCTAGGATATAGAGAAGAAGTAGCAGCTGTGGAAAATCATGGTTTATGGGTTCCTCTTCAGAATTTACCTGTAACAATAGTAGGATGGAATTTGAAAGGAAAACAAAAATGGTGGTATGGTTTTGGTTGGATACGAAAAAAAGAACTAAAAGGATTTAAACAATATAGATTATCATATTAAATATGAATAACCCACTTATAGGTACACGCGAAAATAATTATAAATTTTTTTACTGTGTAGGTATATCAGGTATATCTAGTTTATTAATACTATTAATAATTACAGGTTATACTGCTTACATATCTACCGATATAGGAAGACTGATGAGAGATATGTCAGAAGTAATTGAAGATGTTAGAATAATTCTTCCTACCGTAGAAGAATCTTTTAGGATGTTACATAGAATGTGCGTACATGAAAATTTTACTAAGAGTTATGGTAATGTTTGTTATGAAGAAATACAGTAAAATATATTTTTCACTGTAGTTACGTGTTGGGAGAAAAAATGGCAAACGCAAATTGGGGATTGTGAACTGGGATCGGGGATTCAGGATTTTCAAAAAAAATATGCCTAAGATTGGACAAAGTAATAAAGTTAAATCTTTTTTATTTTTTGTCTATGTTTCATATTTTCTATGTCACAATCTCCAGAAGTTGGGTATTTTTTCTTTCCATACTTTTTTTGTAACAACAACCATTCGAATATTCCTCCGCTATAAATGTACACAGTTTCTAAATGTCCTAATTTTTTCTCAGCGAATTTATGACTAGCGTTACAACTATAATTAGCACAATAAACTATTACGATATCTTCTTCTTCCATGTTTTTAATAACTTTTCTCATAGCAGGATAAGGTATCGTTCCAGGAATAACACAAGAATGATACTGTTTTTTAAGACCATTGAATAATAAAACTTTACCTGTTCCTAGAAGTTTTTTAAAATCAGTTGAACCTATTTCTTTAATGTGCATTGTAATTATTATTATTAAAATAATAATGTTTTATAAACGTAATAAAAAAGATGTCTAGCTTTCTTAGAAGACTTAGAAAAAATCCAAATAAGAAACTTAATGTCTTATTAGAAGAAGATTATGCAGCCATAGATTTTTTTAAAGAAAAAGGTTTTGATATTAATTATGTTACTCTGTCTTTTTTTAGAGTTTGTAAAACAAATAGACAAATAATAAAATTAAACAGATATACAATGAATTATTTAAAACATTGTTATGAATTTTCTGATGAAGAATCGGATAGTAAAGAAAATTTTTATTTAGTACAAATTTTAATAGAATTTCTTACTAAACAATATAAAGGAATAGTTAACCCTACTGAAGAAAATATAATGAAATTACAATCTTTATGGCCAAAATGGGATAAAGAATGTTCTTCTATATATAAATTTTGCACAGATAAAAAAACTGTTAAGTCTCACTTAAAAGTTATAGAAAGCATAATAGATGAAAAGAACATAGCAGAGATTAATTTAGAATGTACGAAGATGGAACTTGATATCCTTAAAACAAAAGCAAATATTAAAAAAAGTTCTTTTGTTAATTTATTAAACCAGAATAAAAGTCTTATAGATGAAAATCAAAGATTAAAGAATAAATATGAAAAAGAAAATAAGGAGAGATGTCCTATATGTTTAGAAGACATAGACAATTTTATAATTACTGTCTGTAATCATAAATTTTGTAATGATTGTTTTATACCATGGGTTGAAAAAGAAGATACATGTCCAGTTTGTAGATATAACTTAATAAGCCCAGTTGAAAGTAATGGATTATTAACTAGAGAAGAAGGACTAGGATAAATAGACGTATAATAACACATGGTAAAGTATTTTGTTCATAAAATAGTTAATGTCAGAAAAGTTAAAAAGAAAAGAGAGTATCAAGTAAAATGGAAAAACTATTCAAACAAACACAATACTTGGGAACCTATGCACCGTTTGATCGAGGACGGACAGGAAAGGTTCATTCATGAATATGAAAAACAAATGAAAATCAAAAAGAAGGAAATTAAACCTTCGAGTGTAAAAAAAAAAGCTATACCAAAAAGAGTAAGGAAAGCAGTATGGGAAAAGTATGCAGGTAAAGTATGGCAAACAAAATGTAATGTATCATGGTGTAACAACCAATTAGTGTCTTTAGGTTCTTGGCATGTAGGTCACAATATCTCCGAAGCAAAAGGTGGAGAATTTTGCATTGACAATTTTAGACCGATTTGTCAACAATGTAATACCAGTATGGGTACTACAAGTATTGATGAATTTTCTAGAACCTATTCATCTTCTAAAGACTTCTATGACCAAAAATTTTTTCCAAATATGAAGCGCAAATATCCAGTGGTCGACGGTAAATGTACATGTAAAGGATTCCAATACCGAGGTCATTGTAGACATATGAAGTAATTTTTTTCAAATTTTTTATATCTTAGATAATTCTTGGAGAATTGGTCAAGATGAATTTCAATACAGCAAAGCAAGGTTTAAATATGTTAGTAAAATCAGGTTTCATAGATAGAGATATAGGTATTTTTAGTATATTTACTAGTAATTTTGTACTTAAAAGTAAAAGTATAAGAGACTGGGGGAATAGAGTTTATTTTTCTTTCTTGATGATTCAAATTAGAGATTATTTTATAAACAATCCAAAACTTTTTTTAATATATTTTAAAGAAGAATATTCTGATATATGTACAGGTGAAATTTTAATTGTTACAAATGAATTGATAAATGCACCTAATTTAAAAATTGAGCAACTGATTCAATTGGTTAATGTATTGTAAATTTTTGAGACGTATAATGGCTACAACAAAACAAACTTACGAGATTATCAAAGTATTATCTGAATTGAGTAAACAAGGACCTTTTTCTATGGAACAAGGTCTTGGTTCACTTAAGGATGTCATAAAAATCAATAGTCCTTTTGCAAGTAAAAAAGCAAAAGAAATATGGAAAAATTCTGATAAAAATTTAGAATTACTTTTTACGGTATCTGGTAGTAGTACCAAAGGTTATACTACTACAGATGTTCAGAAATTATTAGGATTGAAAGTAGAAGAAAAAAAGAAAGCACCAAGTATTAAACCTTTTGTTAGTAAAAAAGCAAAAGCATTAGCAGATGAAAATAATCTTAGTAAAGAAGATTTTCCACAAATGGAAAAAGTTTCTTTGAAAGATGTAAAAGAAAAGTTAGGAATAGTAGATCAAAAAAAGAAAGCACCTAGTGACCTTTTTGCAAGTAAAAAAGCAAGAGAATTTGCACAAACAAATGAACTTGAAAACCACGAACACTTTAAAACAGCAACAGGAACTAGTAAAGATGGAAAATTTTCTCTATTAGATGTGAAGAAATTTGTTGATTCTTTACAAGACAGTAGTAGTAGTGAGGAAGAAGATGACGATTAATTTCTTTATAAAAATTTATATAAAGAAAAAGGGACGTATTTATTATCATGGAAGAACAAACAAAAAATTTAGAAACAAAAAATTTAGAAACAGAAAATTTAAATGTCCAACAAAAAACTTTATCATTAATAGAAAAATCACTTTCTATTCAAAAAGAAAGAAAAGAACAGAAGAAAATAAAAAATGAAATTTTTAAAGCTGCTATTGAAAATGCAGAAAAAATAGCACTTAATTCATTATGTTTTCCTGAAGAAGAAGTCAATAGACTTTTAGAAGAAGCTGAAGTATCATACGGTATTAAACAGATTCAATGGTTTTGGCTTTTAAGAAATGAAGAAGATTTCATTATACTTGAAGATGGAATAGAAACACCAACTAGGTGGAATCGCAATGCTCGTCAAGAAGAAGAAATTAAATTTAGATTTTCAAGATTCTTTAAAAGAGAAGATTTCATTAATAAATGTAAAGAGTATTATGGACAGTATAATTGTAACATTGAAATTACAAGAACAAAAGGTCCACGATGGGAAATTTTAATTAAACAAGAAAATTAAGTTCAAAAACGTAATATGAAGAAGTTACTAGATGATTTAATAAAAGATAAAATAATTTCTACTATTAGATACCATAAAAATTTTAAAAAAGTGTTAAAAGAATTTAAATCTTTTGTTCATTGTAACCCTGATAGAGATATGGGTTCTATTATATTAGCTAGAATAGATGGAATGCCATTATTAGAATAGACGTAATATGAAGCGTATAGCACATAAAAGTAAAGGTTGTAGAATACACTTAATAGGTGGAGAATGTGTAGAATGTTACCAAGATTATTATCTAACACATAATAATGTTTGTAAAATTTGCCC